GCATTCACCGCGCCGCCGACGATGACGTTGAACGTTGCCGTCATTGCAGGGGCATTGCCGCCCGCAGTCGTGGTCATGGTAACGCCGGAAGTCGAGTTTGAACCGGCAGGCCAGAAACCATTTTTGGCAGTATTGGACGTACCGCCATTGGTGACTACTGCGCCAACCACGCAACCGGACAGGTTGATGATGCGGTAGTTGTAGCCATCGCTAACAAACGGGAATGGGACGCCATTGTAGGCCGTGTTAAAGTTGCGCCATGTGGTCGAAACGGGGTCGTACCATTGCACTACCGAGTATCTTCCCAGAGTGATAATGTATTGACCAGACGGCAAGACGGAATACTGTCCGCTAAGTAATGTGATCGCCGTAGAGGGGTTGGCAAGAGTCTTTACCCCGTATCCCATTGTGTTAAAGCTCATGCTGTTCTCCTATTAGATCGTGATGTAGTTGTATCCACCGACGCGAGCGCAGGAGGAAGGCTTGGTCAAAACAAGTTCAGCGATGTTGATGACCGCGCCAACATAACCAAGCTGCCAGTTAGACAACGTGCTTTCAAAGCCGGTGAAGGCAAACGCACCCTGCTCATGGATGTACATGGACAGGTAGTTGGCATTCAGGATGTACATTGTGCCTTCGGGACAGTTCATGTCGGCAAACACCGGCACACCTGCAACCATAAGCGCCCTGAATCCAGAGCGCGGGCCATCTTCCAGCTTGTCGAATGCAGCGCCCGGCGTAACCATGTAGGTTTCCTGACCGATGAAGTCCTGAGCCAGCAGCGCCCAAGTGCCGAATCCGACCACCGCGAAGTTTGGCATTTCACCGCCAGCCGCCTTAGCCGTACCAGCCAGATATTGAAGCACGTTCTGACGGGTTGGGTTTACGCTACCAGCAGCATAAACTTTCGATTTCCAGAAGGTATTGGTCGTCCGGTTGATATTGCCGTACACGTTCAAGTTGGTCGAATCATCCACCGCACCCGGCAAGCCAATCATTTGCAGGTTGTTCGATGTGTTGTTGTACAAAGCGGTTGACCAGAACGATGCAAGGTTATTGCCTGCATCATTCATCCGCGCCTCGATAATCGGCACAACCGCGTAATCCACCTGTACCGCCGCTTCCATACCGAGGAACGGTATCGGGGTAATGGACAGTTTGAGGTTAAATTCAGCGTTCTGGATACCCGGCTGCACCGAAGGCTGGTTAAACGTGCCGGAATAATCGGACGCTTGGGTAGTCACCATGTTCGTGCCTTGCACCGGAACAGTGATGGACGATGCGCCGCCCGATGCAGACTGGTTGTTCGCTATCAGCATCGCCAGAAGCGGCGTGGCTTGATAGGTTTGAACAACCAATTTTGGTATAAAAGCGCGGCGAGTAACTGCCGTAAGCTCGGAAGCTATAGCTCCTGCTGCTGGCATTATTCCTGTTCCGAGTACGGGCATGACAATCTCCTAATTAAATTTAAAACAGCCCTTAAACTGCAATCCTACCTGTGCGAATATCGTTAATCGTTTGTGCCGCTTCGTTTCTTGCCCATTGAGCAATGTTTCCGCCAAAATCCTTGGTGTCAGGCTTCGGCACTTGCTGCGAACCGAATCCGTTGAACGGTGTCGGCTTGGCTGACTGCCTTTGCGCCAGCATGTACTCGGTAGCGGTTTCGTGGTTATTGATACCTTTTTCCAGCATCAGCTTTTCCACTTCGACCACATCCTCATCCGTCAGCTTCTTCGAGGCTTTCAGCGCATCGCGCTTCCGTCTGACTTCTTCGCGCACTTCATTCTCGCGAATCTTGTTTTCGAGAGCCTCACGCTTGCCGCGCTCATCCGCAATCGCGTTATCAATGCGAAAGGGAATGTCCACTTCCGGTATTGACATGTTCGGGTGTGCCTCTTTCGCCATCTTCAGGAAGCGTTCCCGCGTCCCCGGATTGCTGGTCAAGCCTTTAGCCAACAAAGCCAAGCCCGCAATCGCCTCTGGAGTCATTCCTTCTAAACTTTCACTCATTTTATCAGCCTCCTTCAATGGTTAGCGAATGCTCACTTGCAATCTTACCGCGTACCGCCCGGCTTCCGCAACGTTTTGTCGTTCTTGTACATGCCATAAGTCTCTTGGAGCTTATCTGCACCGCCAAGCTGACTCAGCCTGGGCGGGTTATGACATGAGCCATTGACCAACTTCACATCGGTCGGTTTGCGAATCGGGTATGCTTTAGGGCGAAACAGTGTGTTGTCAGACATTTTCTTCTCCTAGTTACATCATTTGCGGTTGAGGTGCGCCTGCGCCCGGTGGCATTCCGCCCGGCGGGGGTGGCGGCGCTCCTGCACCAGCACCCGCCCCCTTTGGCAAACTTGCTACCAGATTCATTATTTCAGCGGGTATCAAGCCCCTCGCCTTGTCTTTCTTGCTTGCAAACTTGCCTGATAGCGTTTTCAGCGCATTCAGGACGGTCTGTCCTTCTTCTGTCTCGCTTCCAAACGGCGGGAGGGTTTGCTCTAGCAAATCAATCGCCATCTGCACCTGTGCCATTGCCTGCTGCTTTTCCCCTTCGTTGGGCTGTGGAGAGGTCATTGGGGCCGATACCGGCCCGCCTGCCGCTCCTGCACCAGGCGCACCTCCGGGTGGTGCTCCCCCTTGCATCAATTTCATTAACTCTGGCGGAACGTTAGCTGGCATGGTTAGGCAGTGTAAATGTCGCCGTAAATGTAAATGTCAACCGTGGCCGCAGCGCCTTGAGCAGTTGTCAAATTGATGTACAAGTTTCCTGTCCCTGAAATCGTATTGGTTGAAGCAATGGTCAAGTCCTGAACAACTGCGGCAGATGCCAATGAAGGAGTTACTGCCGAAACAACTACAACGCCGCCAACAGCTGCGGCGGTTTGTACAGTAAAACGTGCGGTAGTCGGGTTGATCGAGCCGTTTGTCATTGCAATGGCGCGAACGCGAAACTTGGATGGGGTGTCAATCAGCGGAACAACTATATCGGAGCCAGCGGTGGCGTTTAGATTAGCGCCAGTCACGCTGCCTAGCAGCACACTACCGAATTGACTTGCCGTTTTTGGTGCTACTTTTGAACCTGCCATTTGTTCGTCCCCAGATGTGATTACTCACTTGCAAATTCGGTAAAAAAAGAGAGGAGGTATCTGACGCTACCCCCGCGTAATTACTTACGCTTTGCCTTACGGCCTTTACGAGCGCGCCTTGCCATGATGATTCTCCTAGCTTAGTCCGAGCCACTTTTGATGGGAGCAGCTATACCCAAATCGAACACTACACGAAACAAAACGAGTTTGTCAAGTGTGTGCGCTAACTAACCCTGACTCTTTGCAGCCTCGGCCTGTTGCGCCGCTTTCTGTGCCGCTTCTTCTTTCGCCTCAATAACTTTCAACTCGCGCAGTATCAATTCCTTGTCCGGCGGCGAAATCATCTGGATAAACCGTTCACGGCTGATAGCGTGAGCTTCCAGCAACCCGCCCGCCAATCCATGCAAGTCCTCAACGAATAGCGGGCTGTTGGAGTGAGCGTCCACTTTCACTACGAAGTGGTCTGTGAACTGGTTTGCAACGAATGGCTGGCCTTTGTCATCGAGATACTGCGACGCGTCATACTTCCGCATTATTTTCAGGTACAGCGTCGCCATACCCTCAAGCGCATCCTCTACCACCAGAGCGCGTTTCTTTATCCGCGCGGAAGATAGCCTTGCCAGTTCGCTTGTCTGCTTGCCGGAGCGCACCCCCGCCTCGCCCTTGCCCATTAATACGTTCTGCAAGCCGGAGCGTTCCGCGAATGCTGAATCTATCTCGCGTATCTCGGCAAACAAATCGGTTGGCATTTTCGGTTCGTGCCGGTCTATTTTCGCCTGCATGGAATCGGTTGAAAGATACGAGCCGTCAGAAAATGCGGCATATTGCTTTTCTTCCAACAATCCCTGCCACCCTGTCATTGATGTCGGCGGGTTCGCTTGCAGTTTGAGCAGCTTCCTTATCTGCGTCACGCGCTCGTTGCGCCACTTCTGCAATCCGGTCATGCCCGCCACTTCAGACACGCCCCAATAATAGGAATACATCGGGTTGGCACATATCTGGATAAACGGGTTCTCGCCTTTTATAAAAAAGTTCTTCCGGTCATACACGGTCATGCCGCTATCCAGCCTTGTGACTACTCGATAGTCATTCAGGTCGTCATCCCATACCCATAGTTCGTGCATCTTGACGAGTTCCTCGTCCACCTTGGGAATGTAGTCAATCTTCATGTTCAATTCGGAATTGACATTGCCGATCATGTTCGGCGTGGATGCGGAAAGCAGTATCCTGTCCAATCCGCTCGGCTGCATATTACTGACCGGGCTTGCATATACGCCATCCAGTATCGCCTTCTTGTGCGGATGCGCGTCAAGGTCAACGACCAGTTGCGAACGAGTGGTATAGAAGCTGTGAACCATCGCCTCCTGCCTGTCGGTGTACGGCAAGTCCTCGCGCAGCACACCAAACGATGCAGGGTCAATGCAGAACGGGGTAATCTCGCTACCCCTAACCACCAGCTTGATGAACATGGAGTTATACACCAAGCTCCACAGCAATGCCTGCGAGAACACTTGGTCAGCGTTTGACGATAACCAGCAATCATTTACCGCCCTGTTCAATACTTTCAGGCGCAGGTATTCTTCCTCATGTTCGCCGGACGCAAGATGTATGCTGAATTTCGTGGTTTCAGATGCGAACAAGAACGCGGTCAATGTATCAATGTGGCTGTATATCTTGTTGTACGGGGTTTCTTCTTCGTCGGGTGAGCGCCCGAACAGGTAATAATGCCTCAATAACGCATAATTCTCGGCGCGAGAATCCTGCGACGCGGTGCATTTCCTGACCAAATCATCAAAGAATGACTCTTTTCCCTCTAATTCATGCGGTATCTTCACTTTTACCTACCCCCTCAGCTTTTCCCATCCCACGAAGCTTGCACGTTCGGCTTGGGTTTTGTCAATAGTGGTCGCACACTATCAATCGCATTGTCCGGCTTGAACCCCCCTTCTGACATTGCTGTTTGTATAGCATTCGCGCCCTGCCCCATACTGCCGGCATAGGTTTTGCCACTCATCATCTGCGCCTGTAAATTCTGCTGCGCCTGACTGAAATTGGCATCCGGCTTAAATACCGCGCCGCCGCCACGGTTGTTCATGTCGGTCAGGCCGTGTTCCTGAGCCATGCCCTTGATGGTCGAGTCTATGTTCCTCGTTCGTCCGGACAGAATAGCGGGCGCGGCAAACATTTTCTTCACCATCTCATCCCCGCACCCATGCTTGCACTTACCTTCAAAGCTACTGAACTCTCCGTGCGCCAAGCAAACGTAGTCGTGTAATACAGCCATTTTACCCACCTCCAAATATCTTTGAAAAATCAGGCATTGACTTCGGTGGAATTTCCGCCCGCATCTTAGTCAATGACACCCCATCCACGCCAATTGAAACCCGAAGTTGCCGCTTTGGTGCGGCGAATGGCTTGTCGTGAATCACATACTTCCCATGCTTGATCTTCTGCACCAACCCCGCGTCAAACAGCCTTATCACCCTCGAAATACGCCTTCTCCTTATCTTGCCGAAACTCTTTCTTCCATGATAAAACCCGTAAAAATCCATCATAAATATCTTTGCGATGAACGCTATGTCGTACATCCTCAATACCGTGCTTTTTTCACCATTCTTCGGCTTGCACTTTGGCCTTTCGCCAAGATAAGCCGCTGCCCGCCGCCTGATTTCCTCGGCAGACATAATCTCCCAATCATCTAACGGCGCTTTGTCCAATTCCTATTCCCCGGAGGTACGTTTCAACAGTCTTGCCTGCCGCTCCCTGCTGCCCGCTGGCCTCATTCCTCATGCACTGCTCACGACTCAATCCCTGTTGCACCATGCGAATCCGCACATAATCAATCCACGTCACTGTGGCCAAGCCGGAAGCCACGATTCGGTCATCCTTGCCTCGCCCCGGAGCGCCCAGAAACCCGTCCTCGCGAACAATGTTCTTCATCTCGTCAATACAGCCCGGCGACTTGACCTTAATCATACCCCTCTCGAACCCATCCTTGAAGCAGTTGAACATGCGCTCCTTTTCCCGCGTGTTGGTTTGGGTATGGTAAGCCGACGGCGCACCGAATGAGTCCTGACGCTTGTACATAAAGTTCTGGATATTCGCCACGACATTCAGGATGCCGCGAGAGCTGGTCGTCGGGGAGTTTGCGGCCACCCTCTTTAACTGGTTCATTTCGGTCAGAACAGCCTGCCCCGGCCCGTTGATTTCGAGGTTTAACATGCAGGTTGACCGCTCATTCATCATGTACGCTCCGGCTAGGTAGCAGATCACCCACGCGAACTGATAGGGTGAACAGTCTGCTGTGTTGAACTCTGCAACTTGTTCCATTCCATCTGCATAACACCTGTATACGGACGCACAAAAGCGGTCTGCCCATTCGCTCGAACCATAGGCAGGGTCAGCCCCAATGACGTAGTGGCCTCCCGGCTTCGGCAAGTCCCATATCTTGAGGTTAGCCAGCCGATCAGAGCATTCAGCCAACTCAGTATCTTCAAAGCTATCGCGCAGGACAAACCTGAAATTCTTGTGCGGAATTTTGATTGCCACTTTGTATTCATCATTTATTCTCGATGCTGAAAAGAAATTGCTGCCAGTCTTGATGAAGGCATAGTCCTCTGTCGGCGGGAAGTTCTGAAACATCAACTGCTCGTCGCGGGTTTTCTCGTTCATGTTCCAGCGCCACCACGCAATCTGCTCATCGTCAACATCGAAGTCGTAGAGCTTCTTGATTGATGTAGTCCACTTCCGCTCTTCCGGGCTTAACCGACCATCCCAATAGACCTTGTACTCCTGCGTGTTCTTCTTCTTCCGGTAGAACTGGTTGCGCCACCAGCCGATAAAGATTGCGCGTTGCGAAGATGCCGCCTTTGCATTCTCCCAGATGTCGTAATACTGGTTGTACCCCTGCGCGGTGGACTCGTAGATGAACAGCCGGTTCGGATTTTCCTCAGCGAACGACGCCTCCAATGATGCCAGCCCTTCCTCGTCGCCGTATTCAGAAGCCTCGGTACAATGCGCGAACGTCAAAGCCTTGCCCTTGCCCAACTTCGTATTCTTGCGCGTACCTGCGACCTGATAGGCGAAGCGGGAACGGTTCTTCAGCACCAGTTGGGTGCGGTTATGCCGGTCTATCGGCACTTTCCACTTGTCCGGCAAGCCATCCATGTACATCTGGATGGTGGCGCGGAACATTTCCCTTGTTTCCTCGTCGTGCGTGATGAGCGACCCGCTCATACCGGAATACTTGAACGCCCAGAACAGATCGAGCGCAATGCAGATAGTGGTCACGCCCAACTGCCGGCCCTTCAGGATGACGAAATTATGGCAACCCTCGTCAATCCCTTTAGCGACTTGCTCAACGAAGTAAGTTTGAGTCCCAAGCAGGTTTTTCGGCGCAAGGGTTATCTCGCCAAGCTCCTTGCTGTCTATCCGCAGCGCCGCGCAGAACTCCCAGAACTTCTTGATTGGAAACTTTGCGTCAGCCATCACGTTTCCTTAATCTCTACGCCGTGAACACTCATCATAAGGTGGCGCTTAATTCTGTACTCAGGCGTCCTAAATCCCTTGCAGTCCTCAATTATCAGGCGACCTTTTTCCATGTATGAAAAGTCGGCGATGTAACGAAGCGGCGGGCGTTTCCGGCATTGCACGACCACTGACGGAGCAAGCTCGAACACGACCTGTTCCTTCAAGTCCTGAATTATTCCGGCGCGCGCCAACAACTTCAATTCAGCCGCACGCTTCGCCTCCCGCTTGGAAGAATAGCCGTCCGTCTTGATTGCACCGTACTTGCTCACTTCGGGCGCTCCCATTCCCAACGATGCACCAGAATATGAAGCGCATTCCCTGCGTCATCATTCCCTTCCTCCCGCATCTGCTTCAGCTTGAGCAGGAACATTACCCGACCATACTCATCAAGGGTGTCGTAATGGCGAGTCCAAATTTCAAGGAAAGTTTCAACGCTCATTTTTCCGCCCTAGTTAGTTTTCTCGTCCTGAGTTTTGTCTGGTCGGCGGCCTTCTTAAAAACTTCTGGCCTGACAGTGATTTCGCCCTTGCCATCGCCATCTGACAGAATTCCCATGACAACCATCCTCTTGACCGTCCTGTTGATTGTGATGCGATGGATGCCAAGCTGGGCAGACGCAACGCGCTGCCAGCCATGACAAAGGAAATTTCCTACCGCGCCCGCATCAATCAAGTACCACAGCAACCTGCTCATCACCGGCTTGAGCGGTATGTTCCAGATGCAAGGAGCGGTCATTCGACCAGATCAAACTCTGTTTTCCCTGCACTTTCGACCTTGATGCCAGCAGAAACCAGTCCTATCAGGTCGCGCTGCCCTGCAACTTCTGCCATGATGATGTTTCGAGCGACATAGTTGATTGCCTGCGACTTGTTTTGAGCCTCGACCAGCCGGTTGCCGGACGAGGTTGTTACGACGTAGATTCTACGGATTGCTGCCATGATTAGCCCCCTTGCGTTAAGTTAAATTACACAACCACTGCTGATGCTTCCTTCATTGTTTTCTCAACCACTGCTGCCGAAGCCTGAATCTTCGCGAGCAACTGCGCCTTCGTCATAATCAACGCCGGATTACCCACTTCTGCCGCCAGCCCGATAATAAAATCATCGAGCTTCATGCCCATCCCTATTCCCTCATCATGCACCCACACAAGGATGTTCGGGTTGTTCCACCTCTTTGAGACTGTTACTACGCTCTTGGATTCCATTACGCCACTCCTATCTCGCCTTCCATTTCCAGCGTCAACGCTGTACCGGAAGTCAGCACACCACCCACAAGAAAGTCTGCCGTGTCCATCCGCAACGCTCCATACCAGTCAACATAGGAGTTCGCTGCTACAGATACGCCGTTTGTCAGCGTACCTGCCGATGCAA